GATAGATTCTGTTATGAATTCCCATGCTCTCATTTTTTCAACTCCAACAATAATTTTCCATTGTTAGCTAAATCTTCTAATGCACCATCAACTTTTAAATGATAATATCCTGTATTGGAACTAAACATTCTTTGTATTGTAAACTTATAAGATATTTGGGTCCATAATGGTGAAGCGATTTTGTAAACATACACCTCGTCTGCATAATTATATTTAATCATATAAGTCCAACGTTCTTGAATTGCAGGTAAACTGGCATCAATATTATTAACATTCAATATAGCGAATGAATATAAATCTTTCTTCTTTAATATAATTACAGCTATTGGTTTTATTTGTGTACTATCCGCTACCAAATTAGATACATCATCCTTCAATGGAATTTCAACACCCATTTTCTTACCCAATTCTTTTGCAACTCTTAAAAATTCTGGACCATGTTGTTCACTGAATTTTCCCTGAGTCACCATGTAGACATGAACCATCTCATGCGCGAGTATCCGATCAAGTTCTTGTTCATTTCTCATATAAAGACTGGAAAGTGTTAATTTCAATGTACCGGGTTTTATTGTCCCACCTGCTAACTTGTCCACCAAACCCAATCTAACCATCCGTGGGTTGGGTTCAGGTGTTCCCGCTGGACGAACTACAGTATATTCTACTTTGCCCCCCATGCCCTTTAATTTGGCGAATGACACAGGTATTTTTGGTAGAGTATTATCGAAGTACTTGCGATTGAAGTCATCATACTTTTGTTGTAATTTATAATTTGCTGGTGACATGACTTCATTTTCAATTAATTCATTGTATCTCATTTCATTCTACCTAATCTATCACATTGCCAACCCTTGCCCATCCCTTTCAATAAAGGTCTATTACATTTTGTTGTGCCATACAACGAATCATAACTAATATTATTATCAACACACCATTGTTTCATTTCAGTCCCACATAAAATTAATTCAATACCAAGTTCTTTATTATAAATTTTATAATATCTTGAGGAATGAACATCTCGTCCAGATTTTCCCTTCATATGACTATTTTGACTCAATAATTTTCTTGTTTCTTCTGTTGGTTTTCTCTTTTTTCCAATTTCGCTCAATAATTTTCTTGTTTCTTCTGACCTTATTGTCCCTTTATTTCTACTATGCCCTTTTGATTTTTCTGACATTTTTTGTCTAGTTTCTTGTGTTACTTCTACACCAAATCTTGGATTATTTTCACCAGAAACATCAGCATGATTTTCAGAAATTTTCTTTTTTTGGTCTTCTGTTAATTTTATTTTTTTCATATTTTCTACTTGTTGTGGTGATTTTTTTCTACCTTTATGAAATTTACTTATTTTTGCCTTTGATTCTTCTGACAATTCAAAATTATTTTCACCACCAGTTGTCATATTATATCCATTAATAAAACTATCAAATTTTTCAATATAAAATTTTTCTAAAACAGAAGCAAGTTCTCTGGTTTCTACTTCTTCCAAAATTTCATGAACAAATGCATCTTCACCATATTTTCTTATTGCATAATGAAATTTAACATGTGGTTTGGTTCTGGCATCTTTACAATGTTGTTTCCAACGAACAACAAATGTTCTTTTAGTTATACCAATATAACTTTTACCACTTGGAGATATTATCCTGTAAACTAGCATATCATTCCACCCAATCTATCAAATCATCCACAGGTGGCTTACTGGTTGGCGAATTTAATGTCACAGAATTAACAAATGATTTTTGATCGTCCATTGGAATTTTTTCACCTTCATGATCATCAATATCAATATCATTCTTTTCAATGTCATTATAAGAAACCATTGGAATCAAATAATCTAATATCTCATGCTCATCTTTACCATATTTTTGCATAATATCCGATACTGCAGAAGTCAAGGCTTCATGCATTGGTGAATTTTCATAATAATCATAAAAAATGTTTTCAGCATCAACTTTCCATTCTTCAACTTCAGCTTCCATTCCAGCGTCAACCATATCACTAACAGATTCGTCTTCACCGGTATCATACTTGTCTAAATCAAATTCATCTTCCTCTTCTTCAACAATCTTCTTTACATTTCGTCCAAGAACATTTTTAGCTTCTAACACGACACGAGTTACTATTTCTGTTTTAAATGTTTCCCTAATATAAGTCATTAATTTATTAAAATTACGTTCACCAATAAATTCATAAATCACTTTGATTTTTTGTGGATTGCGAGTATTGATAATCTCGTTGGAATATTTAATCAATGCCATTTCATTCATAATAATAGCATCATTCTTTTTAATCTTATCAGCCTTTTCTTTCATCGTTGCTGCGAATTGTGCTTTGCGTGTCTTTAAAAAATTATTAGGATCAAAACCACTAAACCAATCTTCAAAATTATCCATTATTCCAGTAGCAGAACCTTCAACAGTTTGTTCAACAATAACAGGTTCAATACTTGGAATATCAGTTACTAAATTAGCCAACAACACAACCCCAAAATGTTGTTCTTCATTCTCAACTAATCCCAAGATTTCTTTAATCTTATTAATGGAATCATTGTCAGCTATATTGACTTCAATATTTTCAACCATCATAATAGTATTACTATATTGTGATGGTTTTGTCATATTTGCCAAAAGTTCTTTATATTTTTCAATATGTTCTTTTGCACAAGTTCTCAATTCCAAAGCAGCTTCTGATAAATTACTACGTTGTTCCCAAACATGCTTTGATAATGAATTCAATTTTTTAATATTCTCTGTTATGGTAAGAATATTTTTCCCAACCTTATCCATCATTGTTCCATTATTGTTATAATGAACAGCCAATGCCCTTGCATATGGAAGATAATTGTATTGAAGCTTTAAACGTTCACCTTCTGGGGTTTCAAGAAAAATAGATTCAATATGACGATTGCGTGAACCACGAACTTCAGTATTAACAACGTCAGTGTGACGAATGATTAATTGCGATTCCCCAATTCTTTGATATGATGACCTTGAAGTGCCAACCATTGGCTTTTTATAAGATTCTGTTATTTGATCTGCTAACATGAAAGCGAACAATTTTGGTTGAAGGGTCTTACCATATTTGCGAACACTATAACCAACAGCGTAACGAACAGCAGTCTTGCGTAATAATCGCAATAATTTAATATGTTGGGTGGTTGGATCATCAGCAGTACCACCAAGAAAAACCCTTATCTGAGATGCAGCACCATTTTCAAAAATAAAAACCGCTATATCGGCAGATTTGGAAAAAAATGCACGAGCATCCCTTGGTACTAATATTTTAGTTCCCTTACTATCATAAATGGATAATGAATAACCATACCCCTTCAATAATTCAAATATTCTTGTTGCTAATTCATTATATCTATTTGACATTTTTTAATCCTTCAATTGTGTTCTTATTGTCTCTTTTGTTTCTGCATAATCTTGTAACTTTTTAATATCACCAACATCAGGTTCTTTTCCAGCTCTCATTGCCAACACAACAGATACTAATGACCTAATTGATTGTTTGTCTATCAAATTTAATTCAGCTATTAATGACCCATTATCGCCAATTGGTGGGATGTTGTAAATATCATCATTCATAATACAGTTCTCCTTTTTGATTTATTTATCTTTTTTTGGAGATTTAGGATCAAAAATTTTAAAATATTACAATTGGCATTGGTTCAAGTTCATGCTCACCCAATGGTATAACGTCTTTCAAGTTATCCATCTCATCAACACCCCAACTTTGGAGAATTTGTAACATACGAACACACAACAAAGTGGCAGACACCAAATCGTCAGTCATACCCAATTTTGCCGCATAAGAACCACCCCTTGGAACAAAGTTCTTTAACTCTGATACCAAATTTTTTGATAATGGAACCAATCGTTCTGTGTCAACAAGACTTTTTAATCTGGAACATGCCTCAATTTTGGTTTTATTGGTAGTATTTAAACCTTTCCTAAAACGTCTAACATTACCTGAACGTCGCAATTCACTAACCATTTCACCTGGAAAATTTTCTTCACCAGTTTCTTCAATGACTATCAATGCTGCTTCACCAATGGAATTGTTTTCAACAGTCCAATAAATTTCCGGGTCACCACTTTGGATATCATGTGAACGTAAGTGGGTATGAATATATAATAACACCTGCATTAAACAAGTTATTTGCCCCCTAATATCGGTTTTATTATCTTTCCATTCTGCTATTTGTTTCATTTCTGGTAATTGGAAAACTTCAATAGCAGCATAATCACCACCTGTTCCCATGCTTGGGTCAAGGGCAACGACGAATGTTTTGTTTGGTTCTGGAATATTGTACCAACGAATTTGTCCAGTCGTAAATTGTGGGTCAACTCCCTGCATTCTTGCCAACGTCATTTCATTAATAAGAGTTTCAGTCTCTTGATAAAATTGACATTCATATTCACGCATGAAGCGACTTTCCCCTAATGATGCACGTTGCTCTGATGCCCATTGTTCATCACGTTCTGGATGATCTCTCCATGTTGCCATAAATGGGGCGAAACCATTCTTACCAATTGGACTTTCATTGCCATTATCATCAAACCTATCATTGGCACCACGCCACAATTCAGCGAAAATATCTTGGTCACTGTTTGGGGTGGAGGTAATAGCAGCACGTCCACCAGTAGCCAAGGTTGGAGAAATAGCAGTCCAGAATTCATAACCCAACGCAATAGTTTCCAAGAAACCCATCTCATCAACGTATAGAAGCGAAACCGAAAGACCACGACCTGCATCAGGGGTGGTTGCACGAGCAATAATTCTCGAACCATTGTCAAACGTAATGGTACCTTTATTATATTCCACAACACCAGCTTTAATATGGTCTGGGCATTCTTCATAAGCATATCTAACACGATGCATAATTTCTAATGCTGAAACCAATTTGTTGGCAACAATCAAAATGGTACTTTGTTCAACAAACATTGCATACCAAAGAAGATATGAACCAACTACAGTGGTATTATGGGTTGGTATCATAGATTTACCACACAAGAATAAATGATTTGGACTGTCTACCTGAATACACCTAACTGGAACAGATTCTGTTTTTTTAATAGCATGAATATAATGCCTTGTATTCTTTTTATGACCACTGGTGCAAGATAGTTGTATATTCTTTTTTCTTTCCAACTTAAACACAGGTATAGTCGTGGCAAAACCCAATTCATAATATTTTTGCCCTTTTATAATTTTTGTACGCAACCTTGATTTAATCCCTAATGATGCAAGAAGTTCTTTGACATCAAGTATCAAATCAAGGTTTTTTTGATAAAATTCACACCCGCCACATTTGCAAGCATTACCATCTGTATCCATCAACCCCTTTAACAAATCTAATCGTTGTTCATAAGAACTTCTTAAATATATAGATGGTATTTTTTTATTATTTAAAATTTTTAATCCCCTTAACTTTGGACTCAATCCATAAATTGTTTGTCTCATACAATTATTTCTTTTATCTTTAATCGGTGGTGACAAAGTAAAACCGTCCTGTTCTATATTATATCTCATTTGGTTATTTTCTTTTTCCCAAGAATGAAATCTTCCATCAGCAGAATTTCCATCACCCAACCAAACACCCAACGTGTATGGTGGTATAGGCAAGTCAACATCATTAAATACTAACGGTTTTGTCGAGTCGATATAAGTAGACCTTGATTTTTCTGTTTTATTTGATAATATAGTACCCAATTGTTCTGTTGTTTTTATATTTTTCTTATTATAACGAGGATTACCTAATGCCCATAAATGCTCTGCATCTGCAGTAATTATTTCACCAGTATCAAACACAACATCATAACACTCATGGTCATACATAATATCCGTTGCGAATATCACAGTAGTATTCATGCCATTTTCATCTAATATAACATCACCAACTTTTAATTCACCCATGGTTGTCCACCCTGTGGGTGTTGGGATAGGTGTATCAATAGCCAACGCCTTGCCTTGCTGCCTCCCAGTGCAACATATAGACATTCTATTGGAATGAATCAATTTAATCATTTCCAATTGATATGGAAATGGTTCAAATAATATTTTACCTTTCTGAGCATGTTGGATATAATTAAAATGTGTCAAAAAATATAACGGATCATTCTGACAATGAAACAATTCTTCCAATTGTTTTTGTGTATATGATGTTATTTTATTAGCTTTTTTTATTGGTAATAATTCTTGTTCAAACATTTTTAAATCCTACAATTATAATCTCTATCAAATTGTTGTTGTCCCATTTGGGCAATTTGTTTTTCAGCCCAAGCATCATCTAACGTTGGGTTATCTCGCCAAGTTGCCCTAAATGGTACAAACCCATAATACCCAATATATTCATTAATGATTGTTTCATTAGTATTACCCCAAAGTTTCCACAATTTCCAAGCTGTTTCATTTCCCCAAATTTTAAAAAAACTATCAAACGAACAATTCAATGATGATATAAATACCATCTTTGTACCTATACATTTATAAGTGTGTAATACTTCCATAAGGGGTTTTTGTTTGGCAATCGTAAATGCCATTTCGTCGCACACCAACAATGAAATAGTCAATCCACAAAATGAATTATCATCCAATGCTTTAGCGATAATACGAGAACCATTTTTAAAAACAATACCTCCTTTACGATATTCTTCAACTTCTTCCTTCATAAAATCTGGTAAATTTTCATAAGCGAACCTTATTCTGTGCATCATTTCTAACGCTGTCATCAATCTATTCCCTGTTAACACTATAGTTCTATCTTGTTCAAACATTGCATACCAAAGAACATATAATGTTATAATGGTTGTTTTCCCTGATTGTCTTGGCATACAAGAAATGGATAATCTATTTTGATGGATTGTTTTTAAAAAATTACTTTGATATTTACGCAATGTTATTTGTTCATTTTTGATTGGTGTTTGTATTTTACAATAAGCATTGATAAAATATTCAGGATTGTCCTGACATTTCATTAATTCTTGTATTTCAAAATTGCTATAAATCATATCTTGTATCCTATTGTTTTCGTTAATATATTTATTTAGCATTTGAAAAACGAAAAAAGAGAATATTTTGTCAATATTCTCTTTAAAATCGTCAAAAAAGTGATTTTTTTACCTATCAACCATCATTTGATGATGGTTTTCCTCTACCTGGATACCATAATGCATTGGAACCATAACGAGAATTGGTTGGGCGTTCGCGTTCTGCTGCACCATCTGGACGAATGCTGTTATTGTTAAAATCAATTTCATACTTTCTTCCAAAACGACTGGCTAAACGATAATCATAATCTGCACACTCTGCTAATTCTTCATCAGTTTCATCCAATGCTATTTGATCTTCGTCAGATTTTTTTTGACCAACTTTTGGCATTGCAAGTGGATTGGAACCATAACGAGAATTTGTTGGACGTTCTTTTGCTTGGGCACCTTCTTCATCAATTTCTTTTTTATTTTTTTCTTCATTGGCTAATTTTGTATATTTTTTAAATGCCTTACGATGAAAAGTGTCAGATACTTTTCCACCTCTACCAATTGCATCAGAATGCCAACGAGCCATTTCTTCATTTGATTTTTCTTCGCTTTCATCAATTTCTTTTTTATTTTCAAATGACTTTATTATATCTCTAACTTCGTCATCTGATATATTTACATGGTCAACTATTTCATCAACTGACATATGATCCACAAAATACATATCATAAATTTGTTCTTCCATTGCAAGGTCGTCCTCATCTTTATGCATACTCAAATGAGATTTAAAAGAATTTTCTTCACCCAAAACTCTTTCTAAACGGTGTGTACCAATATACCAACCTGCACCATTCTCATCACCAATCCAACAACGGTGTCCGTCACATTGTGAAACTGTGAAAATTTCACCACCTTCACCACGAACTTTTACCCTATCACCATTTTCAATGCAACGAAGGTCGTTATCACATTCGTCTTCATCATCATAAATGCTTTCACCAACCATATGAATATTATTGTTTTTCCATTCTTGGTTACGCAATTCTGCTGCTTTTTCACGACGGCGATTCTTCTTATCCATTTTTTCTGCCCAACGATTTTCTATATCAAATCTTGTTGGATCAGAGAAACTTGTACCAAACATTTCATCTTCAACGTCTTGCATTTCATTATCTGTACGGGTTGCTAAACGATCATAATTCCAAGCACGAATTTTGTCAACTGCACCTTCACCCAAATATCCATTGTCAAATTCTTCATCCAAAATATGACTTTCCGAAACATTGCGTAAACGACCATCTAATTCATCCATCCAACTCTTACCATAACGTCCTTCACCAACTGTAAAATCTTTTTCATATGGATGGGAATACTCATCAATAATGCTCATCAAATCTTCCACTGATATACCTTCGTCTTCTGCATATGTTTCAACAGTGCAATCTGGGCATTCTTTCCATCCACGCCAAATAGCGAAACGAGTTGCATCATCCATCAATTCACCATCTGTGATTTCATTGTCATAAACGCCATCGATGGAACCATCAATATCTTCATCTTCAATCAATTCAGCGTCACCACCAATATCATCTGTTGGGTCATATTCAATCAAAGCATCTTCATCATTTTCTAATTCATTGTCAAAATCTTCATCTTCAACATCACCTTCATGGAAATTTTCACCAGATAATGTGAAATCTTCGTCTTCCAATTCTGGATCAACAATCTCTGCATCGGTGTCAATAACTTCACCATCATATGCTGCAGATGCAGGATCATCAGAAACAACACCAGCCAATGCAAGCATACGCTTTAATGCATCACTACCATATTCCTCATTACCATCATCCATTATGGATTCTTGAACTTTTTTCTTTAATCCTGTATTGGATTTTAATATTAATTTTGACATATTGTTGTCTCCTTTTTATCCTCTTCAGCCAAATTTGGCTCTTTATATTTATATTTATTTATAAATAAATACAAATTTAAATAATTTAAGTGTTCCCTATGTTTTTGAAGAGGGAAACCCGGCACTTTAGGGCGGGGTAGTTCACTGTAATTTAATCCATTGTAATAAACGATCCATATCTTCATCGGACAACCATGGTTTATCATTTACTGGTTGTGGAATATTTAGATGTCTTACAACTGAATTGAAACATTTTTTTTCTTCGTTTCTTAATATTTTAAATAATGCCTTTAAAATATCCACAAATTTAAAACGTTCTTTTCTACGTATATTTAAACATAAATTAAGTATACCAGTGCTAATAAATCGAATATCTTCGCTGCGATCTTTATTTTCTATTTCAATTCGTAATTCGTCCATTTTTTTCTGAATAATATCTTCCAAATGCCCGCCTGCTGCTGCAAAAAATGCAACTTCATCAATTTTATTTAATGAGTCCATTGTATTTCTAATGCTTTCATGCAATGTTTTCATTTTATTTCTTTTCCTTTTTTACTAGTTTACCCTTACCATCACGATAAAGTTTTTCTTGACCTTTAGCCACAGCTACCCCCAAGGTAGTTGTATTATCTTTCCAACTATCAACGAAATTTGAAAAACGATGAACTGACTTTGGAGCATCTTTAATATCTGCATTGAAATCTACAGGTGGCAATTCTTTATTAACTTCCAACCATCCAAATAATGGGGCTGGGCGATTTTCTTCTTCTTGTCCCATCTTGGTAATTTGTGCTAAATGAGATAAGAAACCAGAATTGTATTCATTACCATATAATTCTTTACCATCTTGTGAACTTTCTGGATATTCAGAATCTGTGCTCAATAATGGGGCATTGGA